AAACCTGGTGGCAAACTCAATCCGAACTTTGTGGAGTTCCTAATGGGGTATCCTATGAATTGGACAAAGATAGAGCCAACAGAGTCAAAAGTCTTGGAAACTCAATCGTACCACAAATCGCAAGAGAACTTGGAAAAGCAATCATTGAAGCAGAGAATGTATCGAACACCGACCTCAATGGACACAAATGAAGATAGCATGATTTATGCTGCTAAAATTTTAAAAGGAAAAGTAAATAGAAATAGTAATCAAAGAGTTCAAATAACTTTATCAACAGATGTTGCTATGGAATTTTTAAAAAATAATCCAGAATTAATAGATCAATTTGATAAACCTTTTATGTATAGACCTAACCTACCAGATAAATTAGAATTTATTGATTATCTTAAATCACAAACTACAATTAAAGAATTAGTTAATAATACAGATATTGCTAAAACTAAGATTGAGCATTGGTTTAGAAAAGATAATTGTTTTTCTTATCCATCTATAGAAGATTGGAATAAAATAAAACCTTTATTAAAAGATATAAAATTTGATAAAGAATTAACTTATGAAATAGAAAAGGATTGGAAAGAAATTGAGTGAATATGTATGGTGATTATCGTATCTGTTGTAAGTGTAAAATGAAAGCAGATGTAGTTGAAAAAGGCAAAGATTTTTGTTGCGATTGTTGGTTTAAATATTTTTCAGGTGAAAGCATTGAAGAATATGAAAAAAGAAATAATGAATTAGAACAAGCAAGAAAGAATAAAAAATGAGAAATTTATTTGAAACTATAATTGATGTAGGTAGTGGATTAATCTTATCTACATTAATTCAGTTATTTATATTTCCATTTTTTGATTTACACCCAACAGTTCTTGAGAGCTTTCATATAGCAGTTATCTTTACAGTTATATCTATGATGCGTTCATGGTTTTGGAGAACTATATTTACAAGGAGAAGACATGAAAAAAGTTAAATTAGAATCTAATGAAATAGAACTTGCTTTAAATGTAGCTGCTAAAAGATTTATTGGTAATATCAAAATGGGTAAAGGTTTTTCTTATGGCTATCAAGGAGATTATAAAAAACAACTTGGCGACTCATTCTTAGGTGCTTTAGGAGAAATTTCTTGGGCTAAAGCCATGAATCAATTTTATAATGGTTCTTATACTGACAACTTAGAAAGATATAATGATTCAGACTTTCAAAATAATATAGAAATAAGAACTCAAGAAAAAAAAGATTATAATTTTTTATTGATTAGACCAGGAGAGAAAAAAGGAAAATATATTTTAGTTATCCATGAAGGTGATTATGAATTTTCAATATTAGGTTGGTTTCCTTTCATAAATGATATGCCAGAACGACTAACTAACTTTGGTTACAATAATAGACCTGCTGTTTACAAAGTAGATATTAAAGAACTTTATAATATAAATGACCTCTAAAGTTGTAATTAATTATGTATAGTTTATTGACTATTTTTGTATTATGAGTATTAAAACACTATGAAAACAATTGGGAAAGAGTGGACAAAAAAAGAAGAAGGTGGAATGTTTACAGCTGACCATCTATCACCATCACAACTAAATAAAAATATAGATCAATGGTTTAACGATTATTGCGTTTTAACTGCTGCTCAAAGAAAGGCTTTACCAAGTAATCTTAAGATGGAATTTGGTGGTCTAATAGGTCAATATTTACAATTAATGATAACTCATAATTTAACTTTAGATGAAGTAATGAAAGGAAAAAAATGACCGATAGAATAATGCAAGACCTTGCAAAGCTACAAACAGAAAACAGAAAATACAAAGAACAAGTCAAAGGTTATGTTCAAAAGTTGTTAAGCAGAGATGAGGAAATTGTAAAATTAAAAAAACAAATTAGCGACAATGAACTTAAAGAAAAAATGGTAGCCAAAAATAAAAGCTACTTAGAATTAAAAGCTATTAAGGATGTAGAACAAGTAAAGGAAAATAAAAAATTAAGAAAAAAATGATTGATAAAAATAGAGAAAAAACTTTAACAGTAATTAGTTTGGGTGCTGGTGTTCAAAGTTCTGTGATGGCGATTATGGCAGCTAAAGGAGAGTTTCCTAAACCAGATTGTGCAATATTTGCAGACACAGGTTATGAACCCAAAAAAGTTTATAGTTATCTTGAATTTTTAAAAAAAATTTTACCTTATCCAGTATATGTAGTTTCTAAAGGTAATATAAAAAAAGACATGTTAGATTCCATAGATAATGGAACAAGATTTCCAACAGCTCCTTTTTTTACACAAGCAGAAATAACAGGTAAAAAGGGAATGTTACGAAGACAATGCACCGCAGATTATAAAATTATACCAATTAGAAAAAAAATAAGAGAACTTTGTAATGTAGGCTATGGAAAACATTTTCCTAAAGACAAATATGTCGAACAATGGATTGGTATATCTACAGACGAAATTCAAAGAATGAAACCTGCTAGAGATAAATATATTTTAAATAGACATCCTTTAATTGAAGCTAAGATGTCAAGACAAGATTGTATAAATTACTTAAAAAAAGAAAACATACCACTACCTGAAAAGTCAGCTTGTATTGTATGTCCTTATCATAATGATGCTTATTGGCATTTTATGAAAACTGAGAGAAAAGAAGAATTTGCAGACGCTGTAGAATTTGACAAAAATATTAGAACAGGTTCAAGAAATGTAAGAGATAAATTATATCTTCATAGATCATGTAAACCATTAGATGAAGTGGAATTTAATAAAAAAGAAAACGACAATCAACTAGATATGTTTAATAATGAATGTGAAGGAATGTGTGGAGTTTAAAAATTAAATAAAGAAAGGAAAACATGAAACTAAGACCACAAACAGAAGAAAAAAGTAAGGGAGGTTTTAAGGAAAGACGAAAAGATTGTCTTGATGCCTTAATAAATATCCCAACTGTAAATATTAAAGGTAAAAAATATTCTACAGTAAATGAAAGACACAAACATTTATTACAATATTTTCCAGAGGCTAGATTTAATGAAGAAATATTATTCCATGATGCCGATAGAGTTATTGTAAAAACAGAACTTTATATTGGTGATGTAATTTACTCTGTAGGAACTGCTGAAGAATTTCGTAATTCATCATTTATTAATAAAACAAGTGCATTAGAAAATTGCTCCAGTAGTGCATTAGGAAGATGTTTAGCTGCCTTTGGTCTATCAGGATCTGAGTATGCTAGTGCAGAAGAATTAGTAAACGCTTTGAATAACCAAAATACAAAAACTCAAAGCACAACTAAAAAAGTTTCAATTGAGGATGAAATCAAAAAGCAAACAACCGAAACTAAGTTGACAGCTTTATTTACCAATTGGAAAAAGAATGGCAATTCAGATCAAGAAATTGAAAAGCTATTTGAAATACAACAAAAACAAATCCAAAAACAAGGAGGAACTAATGTCAACAAATGGTAATGCAAAACAAAAAGATTGGGTGTTATTCCAGTATCAACCTGAATCTGAAAAATCACTTAAAATATCTTTTTCAGGTAATGTAGTTTTAGATAATGGTAACAAAGGAACTATACTTGGAGTCAAAGGTGTATCAAAAGATGGTAATTCAAAATTTGTCAGAGTATTTGCTCAAATTGGAGTGCTATTTAAATCTGAAGATGGCAAATTTACTGGTGAAATGAATTATCCAGATGCCGGTGGTCAAAAAGGTTTAATTGGTTGGTTAAACGATGAAGGTACTATCTTGTCAGGCTACAAGAATGAGTACAAACCAAAACAAGCTAAAACACAAAGTAAAGAAATACCCTTTTAATTAGTGAAGGTTATTTATTTAGTTTTAGTGATCTTTACAAGTAATGGGAATTTAAAGTATGAAAACATACCTTATCTTAGCTCCCAAAATCCTGTTACTTGTGAGGAGATTTTTAATAAAACTATTAAATATATTGATAATCCTAATTACAAAGAAGGTAATGGTGAGGTTTGGGTATTAGTTAAATATAAAGATCAAAATGTAATTGCACATTGGTGTAAAGATACTGAAGGAAACTATGTCAGATAATGTTAAGTTTATAAGTGAGATAGAAAGATTATTAAAAGAAAAACAAGATGATTATGGAGAGTTTGACCATACATCTTATATTATGTCAGGTATTTTAGAAAAATATTTATCAGTACATAACAATTGTGAGGTCAAAGTACCTTTAAAATTGTTTGGTATTTTTATGATTTTTTTAAAACTTTGGAGAGTTATGCAATCAGAAAACTATAAAAAAGATAGCTTTGACGACATAAATGGCTATGCAGAACTGTTAAGGAGGTTAGTTTTAAATGAACAAGATAGAAAGAGGTAAAAGACCTATGACTCCTAAAATGATGAAGCTATTGCAATTCATTAAAAATTATACTAAAAAATACAAATATAGTCCAACTTTTTCAGAAATGGCGAAAGAGATGGGTTATAAAAGTAAAAACTCAGTTAGTGCTTTAGTGTTAAAATTAGAGCAAAGAAATGAATTAAAAAGAGATTACGCAGGATATAGCAGAAACATAATATTAAATGGTTAAAGTAATCAAAAAATCAAACTTAGAACTAACTGTAGATTTTGAAGAAATTTTTGATGGTGCTACTGTTGAAGAAGCTACAACAAAAGCATACAATCAAAAAATGCCTAGTGAGTTTGCCAAAGCAAATATCACCGATAACAAACTTATTAGTGCAAATATTAAAATTATTGGTGAGGAGAATAATGACTCTTAAAAAAAGTAATAGTCTAACTAGACGATACGCAAAACTAGACAAGCTCCATGCAGAAATTATGAAACCTGCAAAAGGAACTAAAACTAGACAATGTGTTCATTCTAGTGTTGCTTTTAAAAAGTATATAAAGACTTATAGACAGATATGCTTAGTCGAAAACGCTGACGCTAAGTTTATGTATGCTTAATTAAGTAAGCAACTGTCTAAAATTGTCAAAATACTTAGGGGGTTTTATTCTCTAAATTAAAGGAAGGAAATACAATGAAACTATCAAATAAAGCTAAGAAAAACTTTGAGGAAGATAATCAATTCTATATTGATTTAGGTAAAAGATTAAGACAAGCAAGAAGAACTAAAGTTAATGAGTTTACTGGTAAAGAAACTATTGTTCCATTAACTAAAGTTGCAAAGGCACTTAAAAATACATATCAACAAATAGGAAAATATGAAAAAGGAGAGAATAGAATTCCTTTAGTCAACCTTGTAAAGATTAGTAAATTTTTAAAAAAACCATTAAGTTATTTCTTAGACGACTACAAAGAATTAGATGTAGTGTCAGAAGAATTTAATATCGCTTTTGAAAATGAAAAAAACAAAATCTTTGAGGCTAAGCAAAAAGAGGAAAGTCAATAATGTTTGTTCCGGTAGAGGAGAAACTTAAAAAATTTGTTCCAGAATTAAAAGACGAAGATGAGTTTAATCATTACAAAAGTATCATAAGAGATATGATTGCTAATGGTCATGCAGCTCACCAATCTATTCCTGGTTATGAAACTTGTAAACCTGAGATAGAGGCTTTTAGATGGTTTGATGGAATAAATATTCCTGTTCATGGTTACTGCGATCTTAAAGGAGATAAACTTATTATTGAGGATAAGTGTAAATTTCCTAGAAAAGGTATTGTCAAAAAAGATGGTACTAGGTCTTGGCTAACCAAGAAGCTACCGGAAACAAGTCCAGAACCTTTTCATTTACTGCAAATAGATTTTTATTATTCGGTATTCAAAGTGCCAGTTTATCTTTGTTATATTAATGAGAAATCTTACAAAGTATTTCATGCAGGTAATTGTGAAGAACTTAAACCAGAAAATATTGAAAAAAGAATACCTAAGATAATTCAAAGATGTAAGATAAGACAGAACCTAGTAAGTCTTAGCAACGATCCTAAAGTAGTAAAAGATTACATTCAACCACAATTCGATCATTACTTTTGGAAAAGCGAAGATGGAAATTATCTTAAAGATGCTATGAATTTTTGGGAAAATTAATTACCAATCAAAATTAGTTTTAGGCTTATGGTCATTCTCTTTGACACATTTATAGTGAGCATTTTGATATTGATACTTACCTCTTACTATTTTTCCAATTGGAATGAATGAATCTTCTGAGGTCATTTCTGACTTACAATATTTACATTTACCAACAAAAACTATCTTTTCTTTACGAACCCAAGTCTTAGGTTTTGGCATAGTTAGGTTTCTTACCTTTTCTTGATTTTCTTTCAGCTTTCTTTTTTCTTGAAACAGCAGAGGCTCTTTGACTAGCAGTCATGGATCTAGCTTTAGATAATGGAACACACTTAGGATAGTTCTTTCTTTTCTCACCCTTTGAACGACCACAAGGAGGAAAACCACCGCCTTTTTTACGATTGGCTATGTCCACCCATTTCTCAGATGTCCACTTTCTTAAACTCATTTTTTCTTTTTCTTCTTAGGTTTTATTCTGCCAGAGCAAACTCCTGCTGCATACATATTAGCATAAGCACTAGGATATACTTTAAACTTTCTCTTAGCAGCTCTCTTACCTTTTGCACACAATTTAGCCATAATGTCTTTTTTGTACTGAAAACTTAGCTGTTTTAACAGCTCCTTTATGTGGTTTGTAAGTACCCTTCATAAGTTTATAAGAGTTACCTTTTTTCATCCAATGATAACCTTTAGGTGGTTTAATTGATTTCATCATTTCTTTTTCTTCTTCTTTTTTTTCTTCATAGCTTTAAAATCAGCACCAGTAATCTTATCTCTTGGTGGTGCAACTCTTGCTAATTTTTTTTGTTTCTTACTGTATTTACTAAATGGCATAATTTTTTCCCTCCTCATACCCAATCATAAAAATGATTACACCTAGTCGTTAATATTTTTTCTTTTTACTTTTCTTTTTGTTCTTTTTCTTTTTATCTTTTTTCTTCTTCATATACATAGTTCATCTCCTGTTGTTACCATTTTTTGCAAGACCAATATCTTGCAGAAAATACATCTTTAGCTGTAGCACATTTATGTCTTGCTCTAAAGCTCTTTCTAGCTTTGGGATTTGATTTTCGTATCTTCATGGATGCGTCCCCAAATCTAATAATCTTTTCTTTACCACCTTTACAAGCTTTAACAACAAACTTTTTACCACCTGATATTTGTCTTTTAGGTGAGTTGCATTTCATTTTAGACTTATCTATTGCCATGTCTTATAGCCTTCTTTATCTTTTGTTAGTGCTTGTCCTCTAGGATTTGGCGACCAAGACACATGAATCCAACCTGAATTTATATCAGATTCATCATAATATTCTAAGATTATTTGGTCAAAAGGTAGGTTCTCAATTATATGTTTAAATACTTTTTTATTATCTATACCAGGTATTTCAAAATCTGCTGCTGCACATTCATTAGCACAATGTTGTGAGGTAGGTTTAGAACCTATTAATTCACATAATTCAGGCGATCTAAAACCAGAGGTAATCTTAATTGGTAATTGAAAATCCTCTCTGATGGGTTGCAAAATAGTCTGGCAAAGTTGTCTTAGGTTCTCTATTTGCTCTGCATTAGGCTCATTATCTATGTTATTTTTTAAAGCTGTTTGAGATTGTGTCATCTCTTTTAAGCTAAAGTTCTCAGTTAATTTCATTTTCGTTTACTCCATTAAAATATTTATAATGATATTTGACTGCTCTGCAATCATGTTTTTTACGCATAGACTTTTGTTTATCTTTAAATTCTAGAGCTTTTTTTTCGGACTCAAAGATAACATTAGTAAACATACTATATTTATCATCTTCTCTTTTCCAGATTATACACCACATTAAGTTTTTTGTATTTCTTTACAAACAAAACTAATATATAATTTTTCTTGGTTTACTCTTTCTTGACCAAAAGCAACTAATGTTTCACCACTAACTTTATAACCATCATAAGCACAATCATAATGAGATTTATAAAGTTGCTCTATACTTACCGGTTGCATACAAGAATTATTAAGTGATGAACACAAGGTAAGTATTAAGATAAATTTCATTATGGGTGTTCTAACATCATTTTATTTGTTTCTTTTAAGTCTTTAATAGTTTTGTTTGCTTCTTCTAAGTCCTGACTAAGATGTTCTAGTTTTTGTAAACATCTTTTGTTAGCACTATCTTTAGATTTACCAGCATCCTGTAACTCAGCAATCTCTTGTTTGAGTATTCGGATCTGTTCTTTATATTCGTTTAACAGTTCTAAATTGTCAGACATTATTTCTTTTTAAATAAATCCATACCTGGCTTCAAGCCATAAATTGATCCAAAAATTCCTAGCACTAGCCATTTATAGAACTCTGGAAAGTTATTAAAATATTCAAAAAATAAATCTAATTTTTCTTTTGCTTGTGGATCTCCACTAAATACTGACCAACTTAAAACAACAATTGGCAAAACTACAATTATCAAAACTAGCTCATCTTTCCATCCTTGATTCTGATTATTCATTACAGCTTTTTTAAATTCTATTTGTCCATCAGCCATCTTTTGTGCATGGTTCATTTCTGCAACAGATTCTAACTCTTTTGCTTTTCTTCTATTAGCTGCAATAGACATACCAGTCTTAATCATTCCAGGAACTAATTTAGCTGCTATATTTAACCACATAATTATTTAGATTCTATAATTTTTTTAATGGTTTTACTACCATCAATATTTGTTTCTAATTCTGCTTGTACTTCACCACACATAAATTGCTTATTATCCATGTTCATATTTCTACTAGCTTCTCTTTTCATCTTTAAACAAGTTGATAAACTATCTTGTATTCTATGCTCAACCAATTCTCCATTTATGAATAAACATAATACAAATACTAAACCTATCATTAGTGATCTCCATTTAATTTACCAATATTGGCTCTAACAGAATCTTTTAATTTTTCTGTATCAATTCTAAGTCTTTCAACATCTTGTTGTAGTCTATCAATATTAACCTTGTTATTCATCATGTCATCAACTCTAATTGTAAGTTTTTCTAAACCCTCTGCAATATGTTCTAATAGCATAAATTGCTCTTGGTCTATTGGTTTTTGAATACTAGCCTCAAGTAAATCTTTCTCAAATAATTGATTTTTAGTTTCTAATCTATTTAATCTTTCTATTACACCAAATGCAAACCAAGCACCAATAACGATGGCACTAATTAAACCTATTAAGTTTCTAAGTGGTAATCCAATATTTGTATTTTCACTTATTTTCATAATGGTTTCATACAAAGTGCTAAAAACACAAATCCTAATATCAACATCCCTGTAAAGTAATAGTTCATATTTATCCTCATAAATTATTTAGCT